CGTTTCTGAAGTCGGCTATGCGCTGTCAAACGACAGCTACTTCTGCGAAGAATACGGCGTTGCAATCCCGATCCCAGATCAGGTGCGCGCCAACGCAGACCCAGCAGCGGATCCTGCACGCGCAGCCGCAGAGCTGGCAACGCATCAGATGCTGATCCAAAAAGAAACCGACTTCACTACAAACTTTTTCACCACCGGCCTGTGGGGCACGGACATTACTGGCGTCGCGTCATCGCCTAGTTCCGGCCAAGTTATCCAATGGTCGGATACAACCTCGGGAGACCCGATTGGTAACGTGCGGACAGGGATTAACACGATCCTTGCATCGACCGGCATCAAGCCGAATATCTTTGTCATGGGCCGCCAAGTTTACTCAGCACTGATCGACCACCCAGACATCCAAGGCCGGATCAACGGAGGCGCGACGACTTCCCAGCCTTCGATTGCAACACTAAACTTGCTGGCGCAGATCTTTGAAGTCGATGAGGTCATGGTCGGTGAAGCAATCCAGAACACCGCAGCAGAGGGCGACACCGCCGCTCACTCGTTTATTCTGGGCAAAAAGTGCGTCCTGACTTATCGTCCACCAGCGCCGGGCATTATGACGCCAGCCGCCGGTTACACGTTCTCGTGGGCTGGCTATATGGGCGGGACGAACGAGTTTGGGTTTGTTATCGACACCAAGCGCCGTGACGAAGAGGACACTGATGTGATCCGCGCTCGCGCGCATTACGATCACAAACTTGTTTCCTCGTCGCTGGGCTTTTTCTGGGACTCGATTGTAGCATGATCAAGCTTGAGCAACGATCTTTCCAGAAGTCAGACCCGTTGTTTGCGTTTCGTTCGTTCATTGCGCACGGTCGGCGGTTCAATCGGGGCGCGGCGTTTGATTGGCAGTTTCTCGGTATTTCTGCTGAAAAGGTCGCGCTCTTGTTTCGAGCTGGTAAGGTTCGGCATTACGCGCCGGGCAACGCCGCAGTTGACATGTCAAACGAAGGCCTTGGCGAGCCAATCGCCGAGGATGTTGTTGATCCTGTGTCGGCTAAACTGACGCGAGCGAAAAAGGTGGTCTAATGACGTGGACATACGGGGGAGCGCCCGGCACAACGAGCGCAGCAACGCGGCGTGATGCCGTGCGCCTCCTCGTAGGTGACACCGACACGACCGATCAGCAAGTCACTGACGAAGAGATCGCCTTCGGGCTTTCGCAGGCTGTTGATGACATTTACAACGCAAGCGCGCTCATCTGTCGCGCGCTTTCGGGCAAATATGCGCGGCTGGTGGACACCAGCGTCGAAAGCGTTTCGTCGTCCTATTCCCAGCGCGCGCAGCAATACGCAGAGCTCGCCGTTCGCCTCATCAAAGAGGGCAAGCGGCTGGGCTCTGTCGGGCTGGGCGTGCCCGTCGCAGGCGGGATGTCGATCTCGGAGATGCAAAGCGTCGAAGATGACATCGACCGCGTGCCAGCGGCCTTCCGGGTCGATCAGTTCAGCAATCCGCCGCGCTTCGACCCAATGCTTGACGAGGATTAAACGCAATGGCAACCGGCGCGGAGATGCAACGGGATGTCGTCGCGCTCCTTCGGGAGCACGGCTACGATCTGACGTTTCGCCGCCCGAACAACGGCGGCACTTATAACACAGCAACGGGCGCGATCACTGGCGGGTCAAACGCTGACGAGACGGCGCGCGTGGTCTTCCTGAACTATAACTCGCGCGACATCGACGGCACGCTGGTGCAGCGCGGAGACCGCAAGGCCGTCATCGCCGCGACCTACAACGGCACGGCGTTGACTAAAACCCCGCAGATCGACGACGAGCTGCGCAACGAAGGTGACGCGGTGCGTATTGTTTCGGTTCAGACGATCAAGAGCGGCGCGTCAATCCTCGCCTATATCTGCCAAGCGAGGGAATGATGGCGCAGGGGCAGATCCTCCAACAGATCACAGTCGACCTTGACAAGCTCGCCGCTGACGCAGGGGCGACTGTCGCGCAGGCGCGGAACGAGTTCGTCGGCAGGCTCTCCAGAGAAGTCGTCGAGAATACCAAGGTGGTCACGGGCAGGCTCAGGGCGTCATGGTTTTTGTCGCCAACGCTGACCGCAGCCCCGGGCACAGCCGACACCGAAATCACAACCAACAAGATCGCGACGTTGACGATGGCGCGCCTCTCTGGGCAGGCAGGTGCGCTTGCCAGCCTTGACGGGTCGCTCTACCTGCTGAACGGCGCGAACTATGCGATCTTTGTTGAGGCGCGCACCCAGTTTCTTGCAAAGGTGCTGGCGCGCGCCCAATCTATCGCCGCTGCTGTCGTGGTCGAGATCCGCAACATCAAAGCGACGGGCATCCCATGACAGTCATGAACGACATCCGCGCGGCGCTTGAGCAGCAGATCGCCAACGTGTCGGGCATCCCGTCCAGCGCGAACCGCGCCTTTGAGAACGTGCGGTTCACGCCAACAACCAACATCGCATGGGTGCGCATGGCGCTTGTGCCAGTGACGAGCCGCCCAGCGGTGCGCGGCCCTAGTCCGCAGATCCGGCACGATGGCAGCTTTCTAGTCACCGCGCACTTGCCAGAGGGCGCAGGCCCAGCCGCCGCTGATGCGCTGGCGGATGCTATTCGCGCCGCGTTCACAGTCGACACCGGGCTGACATCAGGCGGCGTGACTGTTCGGTTCAATTACGCAGAGCGCGGCGTCGCCGTGCTCGACACGCCGTGGTATATCGTCACAGTGTCCATTGCGTGGTATGCTTACACCAGCTCATAAAAGGAGGGCGCATAAATGCCATTTGCACAAGGTTCTAGAACACAGCTCGCCTATATTACGGAGAGCACATACGGCACGACACCCGCGACGCCCGCGATGGTCTCGCTGCCCTTCGTCACGCATTCAGTCGACCTCAGCAAAACGCGCGTGCAGTCGGCAGAGATCACCCCGGATCGGATGCCGCGCGTCGATCGTCACGGGCAGCGCACTGTCGCTGGTGACATTGCCGTCGAGATGCGCCCGGCTGACTATGATTTCTTGCTCGAAGCTGCCCTGTTCGGTGCGTTTGCGACCAACGTGCTGAACACCGGGACGACAGTCAAATCCTTTACGCTCGAAGACGGCGCGCTCGACATTACGCAGTTTCGCGCGTTCACGGGCTGCATGGTCAACACAATGCAAATCTCGATTGCGCCAAACCAGATGACAACCGCGACATTCGGGATCATCGGCAAGAACATGACGCAGAGCGCGACCGCGCTTGATGCGACTTTGACCGCAGCTTCGGCCAACGAGCCGTTTGACAGCTTCTCCGGCGCGATCAGCGAAGGCGGATCTCCCATTGCCTACGTCAATTCAATCGACTTCACTTTGAACAATAACCTCAACCCGACGTTCGTGCTGGGTGCGGTAACAACGCCGCAAGTCGAGTTCGGGATGTCGTCGCTTGAAGGCACGATGACTGTGTTTTATGAGGATGCCGCGCTGATCACGAAGTTCTTGAACGAGACGGAAAGCTCGCTTTCAATCGTGCTTGACGACCGCGTGGCAGGCCTAAACTACACGCTGCTGATGCCGCGCATCAAGATCAACGGCGCGGCTGTTCCGGTATCAAGCCCAGCGTCACGCCTGCTTACCATCCCATTCGTTGCGCTGCGCGACAGCTCGACGGGCACGCAAATGCGCATCACGCGCACAGTTTAAGGCAGGGCATACATGGATCTTTACGACCTCACGCTGCGCGAAACCTACACCTATTCTGTTTTGCACCCGATCAAAAAGGAACCCGTCTTGAACAAAGACGGGTCGCCTCAGTGGATCGAAATCTACGGCGCGGACACGCCGCAGTATCGCAACGCGCTGGCAGAAGTGGCGCGCCTCGGGATCGATGATCAGACGCAAAAACTGATCGCGTTTCTTGGGCGGATCACGGCGCGATGGGACATCACCGCAGGCAAAGACCGCCCGCGCGTGGAAGACGCCCCAGAGGTTTACGCCAAGTTTCCGTCGTGGCTGCGCGATGACATATTCACGGCGGCGTCGATCCGCGCCAATTTTTTCGAGGAGCCCTCGGCGAGCTGATAAAGCACGCTGAGGGGGTCTTTCGGCTCGCGCAACGGGACAAAGACGGCATCTCGCTGCGCGAGCATTACGAGCAGGTCGAGAAGGCGACGGGGATCCGCCCGCACGAACTGGACATCACGCCCCTGCCGCCAACAATGGGCGAGTTTTGGTCTGTGTTCCTCCGCTTGCATCGGTCTCGGCAGGCCGACGCGCCCATAGCATTTTCGGAGGTGTTAGCGTATAGTAAACTCACAGGGCGGATCTTCACGCCCCTAGAGGTCGACGCGATCTCAGAACTCGATGGCTTGTGGCACGCAGAGAGGGCGAAGAAATGACGACCAATCTTGCGACGCTTGGCGTCGAAGTTCAGACCAAGGGCGCGGCGCAATCTGCGCAGCAGCTCGGCCAATTCACGAATGCGGCCAAAGGCGCAGCAACCGCAGCCGACACCCTAGAGAACCAGCTCAACGCGACCTCCGCCGCGCAGGCCAGAGCGGCCAGCACGACGCGCCCTCTTTCTGGCGCGATGGATCGCATTGGGGCTGCGTTTGATAAAAACGCATTTCGCATCCAGAATACCAGTTTTCAGCTTTCTGACCTTGTCGTTCAGATGGAGATGGGCGTCCCAGCATCTCGCGCGCTCGGGCAACAACTCCCGCAACTGCTTGGGGGTTTCGGGCCGCTCGGCGCTGTCGTCGGTGTCGCAGTCGGCGCGCTGCTAAGTTTCGCGCCTGCGCTTTTCGGTGCGGCAGAAGAAACAGGGGCGCTGGATGCGGCAATCAAAGAGCTAGGCGCGTCGACAGACGAACTTATATTGAAAGCTGATGCTTTACGCTTTGGGGTCGATGAAGATCAGGTATTGATTTTCCGACGCCTTAACGAGCTTTTGGTTGAGCGTGCTGCATTAGAGACGCAAGCGGATGCGGTGCGGCAAAACCGGGGCATAGGTGTAGGCCCGTCACTTTTAGTCGAACAAATTGACGCAGAGAATTTTGCATTACAGGAACAAATCCGTCTAAATGAATATGCAAAGCGGCAGTTAGAAGAATTAGAAGCACCCAAAAAGGGCGCGGATAAACTGGCTATGCTAGAGGCGGAAAACGCCCTTATGCGGGTTCAAGTGGAGTTTGGGAAAGAGAGCACAGAGTTTGCGATGGCGCGAGCCGAAGCAGAATTGAAGGCGTTTGAGGCTACTCTCTCGACTGCGAATGAAGCCAGCGGGCTAAACGACAAACTGCGCGCCGCTTTTATTGAGGGCCAAAACCTATCTGAACTGGACATTGCCAGCGGGCTGGGCGCAGCAGCGAACGAAGCATCACGCATGGCAAACGAGCTGGCGCGCGCAGCATCAAACGCAATTTCTGCGGCAGCGAACGCATCGCGAGCGCGCCGCGAAGCGGAGATCAAACTCAAGTTTGCGGGCGATCCAGCAGGGCAGGCTGGTGCGATGTTTGATCTTGGCTCTGGAATGATGCAGGGTTCATCGGACATGGGCGTGCAAATGCAGTTTGCGAGCCTACGGCAAGAGACTGTCGACAATGCTGCGGCAACCGCTGAAGCCCAAGCCCAGCTGGCGGCATTTAACGAGACCCTGCGCAGCAGCGGAGGAGCAGCGGCAAAAGTCGACCAAGAAATGGCGAAGCTGACCGAAACCTTTGACCCGTTCCAAAAGGTGCTAGAAGGTGTTGCGGGCACGATCGAGAGCGAACTCAACAGCGCGTTCGCGTCCGTATTAGACGGGACGTCGACACTCAGCGAGGCGCTGCTAGACTTTGCGTCAAACGTGCTTGCACAGGTCGCGCAGGATCTATTCGCGCAGCAGTTCTCCAAACCTATCGCGGAAGGGATCGCGGGGATATTCGCGGCGGACGGGCGCGTATTTAACAGCGCTGGCGTCACCGCATTTGCGAACGGCGGCGTGGTCGGCGGGCCTACGATCTTCCCATTCGCCAACGGCGTCGGGCTGATGGGAGAAGCAGGGCCGGAAGCAATCATGCCGCTGGCGCGCGGCGCGGATGGCAAGCTGGGCGTGGCGGCAGCCAACGGCAACAGCGCGCCGAACGTCACCATCAACAATTACAGCGGGCAGGAGGCCACGGCGTCGTCAGACAGCGCGGGGAACCTCGTGATTGAGATTGGCCGCGCCATCGCGCAGGACATCGCTTCCGGCGGGCCTAGCTATCGCGCAATCCGCACGACGTTCGGGCTCGGCAACCGCTTGCAGCAGAGGGGATAGACCATGCCGACTTGGCCGGGATCACTTCCAGAATACTTTGAAGTCGGCGTGCAGGACACCCGGCAGCAGGGTTTCATCCGCTCGCAGACCGAAACCGGCCCGTATAAGCAGCGCAAACGGTTCACCGCAACGTCGCGCTTTCTGTCGGGCACAATGCTGTTGACGGGAACCCAGCGCGCGACGTTCGAGACATTCTACAAGACAACGATCTCTGAGGGGACGGATGCTTTCGATTTCATCGACCCGCTAGATTTCTCGACCATATCGGCGCGCTTTGTGTCGGCGCCCGCGTGCTCTGCCGTCGCTGGCGGGGGCACGGCGGGCACTGCGCAGTGGCGGCTTGAGCTCGTGCTAGAGGTGCTCCCGTAATGGCGCGCACCCTTCCCACCGCTGTTATCACCGCCGTAAACTCGCAGACGACAGCGCGCGCGTTTCTTGTGCTGCTTGAGATCACGCATAGCGATCTGGACACGTTTTATCTGGTCAACAACACAGAGAACATCACATCCGGCGGTAACACCTATATCGCCTTTCCGTTCGCCGTGACGCTTCCGCCAGACAGCCCAGACCTGCAAGTGCGGGCGCGCCTCACGCTGTCGCACGTCACGACCGAACTCAACATCCTGCGCACGCTGGCAGGGCAGCGCGAGCGGCCCGCGTTCAAGCTGGAGGTGATCGACGCGAGCGCGCCCAACGTCATCTTGCAGAGCGTTTCTGGGCTTGTCGCGGCGTCCGTCAGCTATAACGCAGACGCGATGAACATCGACCTAACGATTGACAATTTTCTCACGGAGCCTTTTCCAAGTGCAACCTTCTCGCCCTCTACCTTCCCCGGCATCTTCTAACTGGTGGAACAATTATGTCGGGATCCCGTTCAAGTGGAACGGATCGACGCGCGAGGGCGCGTCGTGTTGGGGGCTTGTCTGCTTGGTTTACAAAGAGGTCTACAAGATCAAACTGCCGCGCCATGACGAAATGGAAAGCCAGATCGAGCGCGGCGCGGGATCCTTTTCTGATTTTGCCGCGACAGGCGTGCAGATCGACATTGCAGATGTGCAATCGGGCGACGTCTTGCATATGTGGGGCTTCTATAAGGGCAAGCGGCGCGCCACGCATTGCGGGATCGTTGCGCAGCCCGGCTTCGTGCTCCATGCAGAAGAGGTTATCGGATCCTGCATTTCGCGCTATAAGGGCGACAATCGTTTCTTGCAGCGCGTGATCGGAGCATATCGCCTTGAATGACCTCACACACCCAAAACAGGCCGCGCTCGCAGAATATATCGAGGTCACGCTCGTTCTAAACCCGCTATCGCAAGGGGGGCGGCTGGTCGTCCGCGTCGCGCCAATGGGCACGCTTGCGGATCTGATCGCGGCGCTTGTGCCAGACGAGCTTGACCGCGACCATATCAGCGCGTTCATCGGGGGCGATTACATCGAGCCAGACCTCTGGGCAAAGATCCGCCCCAAATCTGGCGCGTCGGTATATTTGCGCATCGTGCCGCAGGATCCAGTCACGCTGATCTCAATCCTTGCAACCTCCGTTGCTCCGAGCATCGCGACCGCAGTCTTGGGAGTGGGGGCGTCGGCGTTCGCGCTGGCGGTCGCGGGCGCGGCTATTTCAATGGCGATCACCTATGCTGCTTCTGCGCTGATCGGCCCGCGTTCAACGCAGAACCGCACTGAAAGCGCAACTTACGGGATCACATCAGCGCGCAACGGCATAACGCCATACCAGACTGTGCCGGTCGTGCTGGGCACGCATCGGATGGTTCCGCCCTATGGCGCGACCCCATACACTGAGGTCGTCGGCAACGCGCAGTATTTGCGCTTTGTGCTGATCTGGGGCTATGGCCCGGTTGCAGTTTCCGACATCAGGATCGGGAACACCCCGATTGCGGATTATGCGGATGTCGAGACTGAACACGACTTCAATGGCAGCGCGACCCAGCTTGATCTTTACCCGGCGGACGCCAGCCAAGAAGACCTGTCGATTAAGTTGACGACCAGCTTTGTCGAACGCACGACGCCGCTCTTGACAACGGAGATCGGCGTGACGTTCACATTCCCCGCTGGGCTGTTTGAACAGAACAACAAAGGTCGCCGTATAAACACATCCGTCCGCATCATCGGAGACTATCGGCTTGTCGGCGCGGGATCTTTTACATCGTGGTTCGATCAGACCTATACCGACGACACCGCGCAGGTGAAGCGCGTTTCGCAGCGGCAGCGCGGGCTCGCCTCTGGGCAATATGAGGTGCGGATCAAGCGCCAAGTCGCGCAGTCTAATAATGCTAAGATCAGCGACAGCTGCCTGTGGACGGATCTACGCGCGTTCAATACGCAATCGGAGCCCGTGCTGCTGTCCGGCATCGCCAAAAGCGCGTTTCGCATCAAAGCGACCGATCAGCTCAATGGTATCATCGACCAGCTAAACGCGCTGGTATCGCTCAAGATCCCGACATGGAACGGCTCTGCGTGGGTCACGCCTGTGGTCGCGACATCAAACCCCGCAGCCATTTACCGCTATGTCCTAAAAGGCGCGCCGAACAAAAAGCCGGTCACGGCTGCGAACATCAATGACGCAGAGCTGGGCGCGTGGTATGATTTCTGCGAAACAAAGGGCTTTGCTTTCGATCAAGTGATCGACTTCCAACTATCGGTGCGCGATTTGCTGCAAGACGTTGCGAACGCGGGCAAAGCCAGCCCCGCCTACGTCGATGACAAGTGGACAGTGATCATTGAGCAACCGCGATCAACAGTCATCCAGCACTTCACGCCGCGCAACACCCGCAATTTTACGGGCCAGATCATCTATAACGAGATACCGGACGCGCTGCGAATCCGGTTCTTTAACAAAAACAAGGGCTACCGCGAAGACGAGCGTGTCGTTTATGACGACGGATTTAATGATGCAAACGCGACGACATTCCAGCTGATCGATTTGCCCGGCCAGACGAACCCCTCCAACGTCTACAAGCTGGGCCGACACTACATCGCGTCGGCGCGCTTGCGCCCGGAGGTCTTCACATTCGAACTTGATGTCGAGCATCTTGTAGCGATGCGCGGCGATCTGTGCCGCTTGACGCACGACGTGCCGGGGATCGGCCAGATGTCGGGGCGAGTGGTTTCGCGTGCCACGAACACAATCGTTCTTGACGAGCCGGTCACGCGAGAGGCGGGGACAGCCTACACGCTGCGGATCAGGGAAACGACAACGGGCACGACCCGCGCGCTGGCAGTCGCAGCACCGGCAACGACTGTGACCAGCGACACTGTTGAGGTGACGAGCGGCGGATCTAATGTCAATGCGGGCGATCTATTCCAATTCGGCGAGCAGAACCTAGAGAGCCTAGAAGTGCTGATCGCGGGGATCGAATATCTCGACGACCTCGCCGCCGCCGTCACTTGCGTGCCGTATTCGTCTGAGATTTATAACTCGGCAACGACGATCCCAGAATACACGACCATTCTATCGGATCCCGTGTCAGCGTCGTTCGTCGGCCCGCCTCGCCCGTTTATCTCAAGCGTCGTGTCGGACGAGGCGGCGCTGCAAGTCACATCAAGCGGCGCGATTGTGCCGTCGATCTTCCTTTATGTGCAGGCTGGAAAAACGGCCACAGCATCCGACGGGACAGTCACTCGAACCGCGTTTTTTCAGGCGCGGTTCCGCAGATCGGGCACAGATGACCCGTTCACTTATATGCCTTACTCCGCAGTCGATAGCCCTTATGTCGAGATTTTCCCCGTCGAGAGCGGCATCAACTATGACATCGCAGTGCGCGCCATCGGCCCGGACGAAAGCACGACAAGCGCATTCGTCGAGATCGCAAACCACACAGTTATCGGCGCGTTGGCAAAACCGCCGCAGGTCGACACGTTCACCCTAAACACGATTGGTGAGCATACCTATGTCGAATGGGCCTACCCGTCGATTGCGGTCGATGTGACGGGATATGAAATCCGCTATTCGGCAAACCAGAGCAACACTTCATGGACGACCATGACAGCCCTGTCGGACGCGCTGCCCAGAGAGGCACGTTCGTTTACTGTGCCCAGCCGTTCGGGATCCTACGCGATTAAAGCGATTGACGTTCTGGGCAACCGGTCAATTCTTGCGACCTTTATCAATGCCTCGCTAGAAGATCCCGCCGCGCAAAACGTGGTTTCGACCATCACAGAAGAGCCGCTGTGGACGGGCGTAAAAACGGACGTCGAAGTATCCGGCGTCGCAATACAGCTCGGCAGTCAAAACTACATGGCAAGCTGGGCGACCTTGGCCTCTATCGCAATTATTGGCTTTACAGTCGAAACCGGCTTTGAGCCAACGGGCAGCTATGAGTTCGGTGAGACGGATCTCGGCGAGGTTTACACGTCGCGCGTCACTGTTGACACGGTGGTTTCAACATCTGGCGGCTTATCAACGATGGCTGGATGGATCAACCTCGCAGGGCTTTTAGATATTGCGGGGGACGACACCGGCGATGAAGTTAAAGTAGAGATACAGGTCAACTATTCTATTGTTGACAGCGCAACGCCAGTTTATCAGGGCTTTCGGCGCTTTGTGGTCGGCGAATACACCGCGCGGCATCTAAAGTTTCGCGCTGTGCTGACAACCGACTTTTCAACTGTTACTCCGAAAATCACCAATCTAACAGCTATTATTGATATGCCAGACCGCGTTGACTACGGGAACGACATCGTTTCTGGCGCGGCCAGTTATCCCGTAGTCTTCTCGCCCAGCTTCCGCGAACTGCGGTCGGTGACCATCGCCGCACAGAACATGAACACGGGCGACTTTTACGTTATTTCTAACAAGACGCGAACGGGCTTCGATGTTATATTCCGCAACAGCGCCGGTGCTGCGGTTAGTCGCTCATTCGATTATCAAGCAATCGGCTTTGGCAGAGAAAGGAGCACCTGATGGCTCAATACGATTTCGGCACGATTGACCCGAACACCAAAAGCGGAACCGCGCTCGCCACGGATCTGAACTCTTACCGCAACGCGGTAAACTCCATGCACAGCGGATCGAGCACGCCCAGCTACGTCACAGCCGGGATGCTCTGGGTCGATACGACCTCAGCAGATTATGAGGTCAAACTGTATGACGGCGCGCAGTCGATCACTGTTGCGATCATTGACGCGACAAACAACGTGGCGCGGGTCGCAGTCGACAGCGCGGAAACTAGTTTTATCACCTCAACAACGGCTGCGCAGATCCGGCATGTTATCGCCAGCACAAACATCTTTACGACCCGCTCAACCGGGATCCAGTTTAACCTAGCCTCTCCCGTGATCGCGGACAGCAACAACAACGAGCTGATTTCGTTCACAACGACGGCGAGCGCGGTCAATCAGATCAACGTGGCGAACTCCGCGACGGGCGTCGCGGTTGATCTGTCAGCAGTAGGAACTGATACGAACATCTCAATTTCGCTGACGCCAAAGGGCACGGGCGGCGTTATTATCCCTGACATTTCCGCAGCAGATGGAGTGCCATCCTATCGCTACGTCAGCACTGTCGCATTTACAGCAAGCGGCACGTTTACCAAAGCGACCTACCCGTGGTTAAACGCTGTTCGTGTTCAGGTTCAGGCTGGCGGCGGCGGTGGTCGAGGCCCGTCTTCAACTGCCAATGCTACTGCTGGCGGTGGTGGTGGTGCAGGAGGTTACTCAGAGGAGTTTATCTTAGTTGGCAGCCTTTCTGCATCAGAGACAGTGACTGTCGGTGCTGGTGGTGCTGGTGGTGCGGCGGGCGGTAACAATGGCGCTACTGGTAGTTCATCTTCTTTCGGGTCGTTCTGTTCTGCAACTGGCGGCAGTTCTGGGGCTAATAACGGCGGGAATGGTGGCACAGGTTCTGGTGGTGACATAAACGCATCTGGCGGTAACGGTGGGCATAGGCTGAAAGCTGAAAATGACGTTGCATATTCTGGTC